CAATCGCATAAATGTTTTCTTGAGATGTTTTGTTCGCGATGATTAGAAGTTGAGTTTCATCACATTTGCCAGGAAATTTAATAGTTCCTTCACCAGCAATTCCTGGTGTAAAAATATATTTTTCAACTAACTGTCGTGCCATATTATATCCTCTTAGAATCCAAAAATAATAGAATAACCAATGTAATCTGCTTTAATAGATTGGTCGATGTTTGATAATGAAACAATACCATCTATTCGTAATTGTCCCATATCGTAAATGAAATATGCTACATCTGTAATAAATCCAAGGTCTTCTGATATACCAATAATTAAATCAGTAACAGAACCTAAATCGCTGGTAGCCTGTGGTGCGAATACAGCAGAAGCTACTGCAACATCATTATTAGCGTTTACCCACTGTGTTCCATTATATTTTAAAACTTGTTGAGCAACTGGTGAGTTAATGGCGACATCAGATAAACCATCAAGTGTATTTGTATCTAAAGATCTCCACTGAACACCTGTTCCAGTTGAAACTAAATATTGTCCATTTAAACCTGTGCTTCCGCTAGCAGTTAATGATCCAGTCAAAACTACTGAGGATAAAGTTTTATTTGTGAGAGTTTGGGTGCCATCTAATGTGGCGACTGAGACAATTGAAGCAGTTCCATTGTCTTTCTTGAAGAATAGGTTACCATCATACGTGTTTACTGCCAGTTCGCCAAGCGATAGATCGCCAACGACTGGAGCTTTGCCTTGAACGGCACTTCGTTTGAGTACGACTTTATTAGCCATAATAACCTATTCTATGTAGAAACAATTAATACCCAGTATATACTGAGTGGTGGAATTTCTTCCACCATGTATTTAGCTTACTTTAGTAAGTTCCACCATCAATGTTAAATCCATCAAGAGTAGAAGTTGCAGCACCAGCACCAGTAATATTGGCTGCTAATGTTACGTTACCAGAAGCACTAATAGTAGTGAATGCGCCAGTAGAAGCAGTAGATGCTCCGATTGGAGTATTGTTAATAGAACCAGCACTGATGATTGCGCCAGTAATAGTTTTATTAGTTAGTGTTTCTGTTCCAGCTAAAGTAGCAAGAGTACCAGTAGTTGGTAATGTTACGTTAGTTGCACCAGTTGCAGTTAATGTAGTATTAAATGCGCCACTAGTTGTTAAGTTACCACCAAGAGTGATTGTCTTAGTGCCATTGTTAACACCAGTACCACCATAAGTTGGGCTAACAATAGTGCCCTGCCAAGTACCAGTACCGATAGTACCAAGAGTAGTGATAGAAGTTTGACCAACATAAGTTGATGCAATATCAATACTATCAGCATTTACAGTTAAACGATTCGCAGTACCTACGATATCTAGAACACCAGAAGCGTAAGTTAAACCAGCACCAGCTAAAGATGATTTTAACTGTAGATTATCAGATGAAATCTCAATACCACCAGAAGCTGCTACGTTAACTTCTAGAGTATAACCATTTTTACTTAAACCATTACCAGCAATTAAAGTGCCAGATGCTGAGAATAGAGCAAAATCTAGAGCAGTAGTACCAAGAGTAATTGGGTCATTAGTTGTTAGAACGAATCCGCAATCGCTGTTTTCAGTACCTTGTTCGACGAAACAGAACATTCCAGAAGTAACTTCACCACCAGGATTGTTATCTGCGTCAGTAGAACGAGTCCACGCACCAGAAGCAACAACGTAAATACCGTTCTGTGAACCAGTAGTTTGGTTCTTAACAAGAACACGATCGCCAACTGATAAAGAAACACCATCAACTGTTTGAGTATTACTTAAAGTAATATTACCAGTAGTAGCAGCACGAACTGATTGTTTAACATCTAGACCAGAACGAGCAGCGTCAACGTAGTATTTGGTTGCTGCATCAGAATCAGCAGTTGGTTCAGCAAGGTTAGTTACCTTGTAACCATTCATATCAATTCTGTTACCGAATGTCGCAACACCAGTAACACCTAATGTTCCACCAATCGTAGTATTGCCAGTTACACCTAAAGTGCTTGATAGAGTTGTAGCTCCAGTAACACCCAATGTTCCAGCGATAGAAGTATTACCAGTCGCAGCTGTTACGTTGAACTTATTAGTATTAACAGATAAGTCATTAACAACAGCAAGAGTGCTTGATAGAGTTGTAGCTCCAGTGACTCCGAATGTTCCACCGACTGTAGTATTACCAGTTACACCCAATGTTCCAGCGATAGAAGTATTACCAGAAGTTGCAGCAACAGTAAATTTATTTGTATTAACAGCGAAATCGCCAGCAACACCTAATGTTCCACCAAGGGTAGTGTTACCAGTAACACCAAGAGAAGTTAAACCAGCAAGAGCTAAAGTTGTAGAACCAAGAGTTAATGTTGATGTACCAAGAGTAATATCTTTAGCAGCAACAGCTCCAGAAGTAACAACGAAGTTAGCAGTGGCGAAAGAAGCAACACCCTTATTAGTTGTAGTAGCATCTTCAGCAGAAATTGTTAGTGTATTGGCAGTAATAGCAGTATCAATACCTTCACCACCAATAACAGATAGTGTCTCAGAAAGTAAAGAAATACCATCAGAGCCAGTATCACCAACTAAATTAAGTGTAGTCGCAACAGATACAGAACCTGCAGCAGACAAACGACCTTTACTATCAACAGTGAATGTTGGAATAGCAGTAGCAGAGCCATAAGAACCAGCAGTAACACCAGTAGTTTTAAGTGCTAATGAAGTAGTACCAGCACCATCGTCGTAAGTAGCATCAATTTCTGAGCTATCAACTAAACCACCACCAGCTACGTCTTGAATGTATTCTTGTAATGATGTTACCGCATCTGTATAGATGTTGGTAATGATTGTTTTACCAGTGCCATTCGGAGTGATAGTAATATCACCATTGGTATTTGTAGAGGTAATTGCATTACCATTTAAGTCAAGATTGTCGACTTTTAAGTTATCTAATTTGCTGTTAGAATCAGTTATAAGGGCAGAGTTTGCAATAAGCACACCCTTAGTATGATCCAACATGTCGGTGAAATATTTACCACCGATAACGATATGGTTAGCAGCATTGCCAGCAGTTTCACTGCCCATACCAATGTATAAGCGATCACCACCATTTGAACCATTGTCGGTTAATGCTGAGTAGGCTAACTCACCAGCTCCTAGAGTGGTTGGATTTCCACTAACTGATGAACGCTTAATGCGAATAATAGATGCCATCTTATGTCTCCGTTAAAATTCTCCGCCTTCCATGTTCTGTGCATCTAAGTTCACAGACGCAGTCCATTTGGCGGTATTATTCTTGTAAATTAAAATTGATCCGTTAGTTAGTGACTGTAAGTCAACATCTAACATGTTTTCTATTGTGTTTGGTGGAACTGATGTCTGGCTTACTGCGACAGTACTTCCAGATTGAGTTTCTGCACCGTATGGGTCTGATACAGTTGCTATTATATCTGCCATATTAAATCTTTGTAATTTCTGGGTTGATCAAAACGATACCTTCTACAACTCTAGTTCTTTCTCCTGTTGGAGAAGTCACCTCTATGTCATATAGATACTTACCTGCTGGGATTACCCTAGATTGTTCAGAAGAAAGTTCAACTCGAACCCTACCCTGAATCGGATTACTTATAGAAGTAGTGAAGTTATATGCAGTCGAAGACTGGTATGACTTTCTCATTTGAGAAGCTGCAGTGAACCCTGTTAAATCCAATGGTGTTCCGTCTGTATTAGAGACGGTGACATATGTTCTATAAAAAGAACCCTGATCGACATAAAGATTTGTTACTGTAGCCACGTATTTCTCCCAATATACATACTTATTTATCTTATTTTGGAACGCTAAAACCTGTATAAATATAAGTATAAATACCTTTAGCGAAAGCGAAATGACATTTTAACTTATGGAGATACTATGGAAAATATCCAAGCACCACAAACCGAAACAACTGCAGAATTGCCTTCTTTCAATTATACTCCAGTGGAACAAACGCACGAAAAGGTTATGTTCCCAACTCTGTTTAGAAGCTACAAATTCAACGATTGGGACAAAATCGCCCAAAGACTTATGGATCTATCTGATTCTACACATGCAACAGAAGAAAACGCATTCATTGATGTTATGAAAATTGATGATCCAGCTGTAAATAGACTTAAAGAAGTCGTTTATGAGATTTGCGATTCGTTACCGTTGTTCTCTGGTGAGAATCAAAGACCACCATTAATCATTGGATCTAACACATTATTCCAGCAAAAGTTTGAACATACTCCACTACATTGCTATGAATTTACACCATTGGTGTTCACCTTTGTAGCGAATGCTAGCCAACACAGCCCAGTAACTTATTTTGCTGATACACGTGGTGGTGTTCAGACAGTTGATAAAAACGTTGTAAGCCAGAACTTAATTGGAACTGGATACGGTGTTAAAGGTAACATTGGAGAAATTTTTGTTACTCCAGGATATGTTCAGAGATACACTGAAACAAACTTAGACGAACAAACTTATGTGACCATCAATATTATGGTTACGTTCGCGAATTATTAAACAAGCTATTATTTTTCAAATAATAGACTGAATAATCGTCTAATAAAAATAACCATGTA